TGAATAACGTTTTCTATATTGTAATCCTGTATCCATCATTTTTTTTAATTGATTTACTTCGTTTGGGACAGGTACACCAAAATCTTTAGCTGCTCTTTCAATTTGTATAATTAAATCTTCAGCTTCACTATAACTACTTCTTAAAAAATCATCTCCAACTCGTCCTACTAGATTTAATAATCTATTAGCTTCTTCTCCATTTTTTTCAATAATAGCTAGCTCTCTATTACCTTCTTTTAATAGGTTTTTTGCGTCTTGTATTTTATTTAAATCTACTTTTTGAATAGAAAGACTTTCTTTTTGTAAATGTTCATTTACGTTTTGAATAACTTTTGGATTCATATTATATATAATTAATTAATTAAACTTTTGTTATATTTTCCCTATACCTTGTGCCTGGTAACTACCGTCACAGCATTTTCTAGAATAAGTTTGTCCGTCTTTACACAAACATCCTCTTTTATCTGTTTTAGGGCTTGTATAATATCTATTGCTTTCGTATTTTTTTTTCATATTATTTTTTTGTTGGTACACAGTTAGGTACTTTTTTACCATTCTTCATTTTAAAACCTACCATTTCATAACCATCCCAGCAAGGAGATTTTAACTTTTCTAGTTGTTTTAATTTACTTTCAGCCCAACGTTTTCCAGCTTTACCACCCCAAAGTAAATAAGATATAGTTCCACAAGCTTCATTATCACCTTCTTTATAATATTCTTCTGCTCTACTCAAATAACTAAACATTCTTTTAATAGTTGCTTTACTAATTGGTTTTCCTTGAGCTAATTGCTGTGCTCTAATCTTACCTACTTGCGTAGCACATTTATTATTTACTTTTTTATTTAAATCTAAACCTCTTTTAGCATTATTCTTAACTGCTTGTGGATAATCCGAATATGTTTCTAATTCTAATGTTTTTCCACTTTTATATCTTTTATCTTTTTTAACTATACCTTTTATTTGAGATAATAATTCAGCAGCCTCTTCTTCTTCTATCATTGCTAACTCATTTGGCTCATTTGGTCTTTCTAATTTATCAGCAAAATAACCTTCTATACTAAACCCTTTAACTTTACCTGTTTTTACAAAGTCATTCCAAACTTCATCATTATTTACTTTTACAGATACCATCCAAGTGCCTATAGGTGCGTTTAGATCATACTTCCTTGTTTTATCAAACTTATCATCTTCTACTATCCAAGATTCAACCACAGACAATCCTTGCAAAGGTAGTTGATGCTCTAAAGTAGATTTATTTTGATTACCTCTCATTAAAAATAACTCACTTGCTTTCTTAACTGTTTTTCTAGAAAAATAAATATAATAATCTTTATCTTTGGTTTTCCTGTATATAGGTTTATTAGGTATTAAAGCAGCTCCCATTAGAATTCTTTTTTCTTTATCTACTTCAGCTAACTTTAACTCTTGATTTTTAAGTGCAATAAAATCTTCTTCTATCGCTGGGTTTTCTACAACTGATATTGCTTGAATACCTGAAAACTCATCTGATTCGTCTATAAAAAGTTCTATAATGTCCATATATAAATAATAGTTTTATTGATGTTTTGTTATATTATTAAATTGATGCTCCTTCTACAATATTTCTATCTAACTCTTGTGAAGTAGTTACATCATTACTAACTACAAAAGCTTTTATAGGTTGCTGTGCTTGACCTCCTATTGCTTCTGCTAATTGATTAGTTCCTGAATCACCTACTATATTAAAAGCAGGTGGTGCAGGTGGAACCACCGCAGGAGATGATACCGCTCCTCCTCCTGAAGCACCAAGACCAGCAGGTGGAGTTGGATCAGGTGAAGAAGTTATCGTTTTAACATTAGCTATACCTGCTGCAGTAACAGCTGCTGCTGCAATAAAGTTAAAAGGAGGTGGTGATGCAGCCAAAGCTTTGTTAGCACCTGCAAAAGTATCTCTAATTGCTTGTACAATTGCAATAGCTTTACCAAATTTAGAACTTTTACCAACCAACGATGCTAAATTACCTAAAGCATCAGTCATTAATTGTTGTTTTGATTTATTTAAATCTTTTTCTATTTTTACTTGATTATTTGCATTTTCTTGTTGATATGCTAATAGTTCATTATTCGCATCTTCATATGATTGTGTTCCTTCTTTATATAATGCTCTCTTCGCTTCTAATCTTTCAGTTTCTAATCTTAAATCTTCTTCATTATTTAACTTTTGTTGTTCTAAACGTAGAAATTCACTTTCAATTTGTTCAGCATCAAAATCTCTTTTAGATTGTTGTCTTTCTGCTTCAGCATCACTAATAGATTGATCTAATTCTAAAGATTCTCTTTTTAAAGCATTAGCATTAGAATCTTGTTCGGACATAAATCCTTTTATCTGTGCCTCTATTCCTAATTTTTCATTTTTAGCATCTTGTAATTCAAGAAAGTTAGCATCACTTTGATTTTTATCATATTGAGCCTGTGCTGCAGCAACTATAGCATCAGCATTATCCTGCATTGTTTCTTTTTGTTTATCTAATACTTCTTTTAATCTATTATTAGCTTCTATTCTTTGTTCTATAGTATTAAATTCATTATCTCTTAATTGTCTTTGTTGTTCAGCTTGCCTGTCATATTCTTCAATTAAACCTTGATTTATAACCCTTGCTTTTTCTGCACTTTTGTTTAATTCAACAATAGATTTAGCAGACGAAATTGTTTCTTTAGTGTAATCAATAATAGTATTTTTTACCTTTTCAAAACTCTCATCTTGTCCTGTGATTATATCAATACTTTCTTTACCTGCTTGTTTAAAACTATCTATAGCATCAGAAAAGTTACCTTTAAATAATTCTCCTATACCTTTAGCTACAAAACCTAAAGTTTCTTTAAATTGTTCAAATCTAACTACTAATCCTTCATATATTGAATTTCCAAAATCTTTAATAGTTTGTACAGGATCACTAAATAAACTTTTAAAAGTATCAATTATTATACTTGAATTTTTATTAATAAAATTAAAGAAATCATTAAATGCTATTGAAAGAGTTTCAAAAGTAATCGAGAAAAAATCAGTAACTTTTTGATTTTCATTTAATACTTCTGTAAACTTAGCAAATGCTGCAATAGCTAATCCAATACCAGCTGCCTTTAACGCACCTCCTATTTTTTGTACGCCTCCTGCTGTTTTTTCAGAAGCTTTTTCAACACCTTTTAAACCATCTTTAGTATCTTTATTGCCTTTTTCAACTTGTTTGTTAAGTTCTTGTATTTCTTTTTTTAATTCTTCTACCTCTTTAACAGCTTTATCTGTTTTAGCAATAAGATCTATTGTAATTTTTTCCATGCTATTTCTTTTTTAAATTGAGCAAATGTTTCTTTTAAACTTTCAGGAAACTTATATTTCCCTTGTGCTATTCTAATGTTTTCAGTTTCTCCTTTCGCTTCTTGCAATAATTCTAATATATTCTCTATCATACCTCGTTTAATAATTCAAGTTGACTTTCTCCTGTTTTTAAATTTGTTGTTATGCTATTTATTTTGTAACTTCTATTTCTTACTATAAATCTATCTGCAAGAGTATAGTTTCTTAATATCTTCAATGGTAAAAAAGCATTTATTTTAGTTAATCTTCTCTTTATATTAAATACATCCTCTATATAAGTTTTATATAAATCCTCAAATAAAGTACCAGAGAAGTTACCGCTAGGTTGCCATTCGTTTGTTTCTAATCCAAAGTGTAAAGCAGTATCGTCTGTGCTAGAATCTAATGCTACTGAATTACTTGGTATATAATAACCTGTATAACTTGATTCAGGGACTTCTGTTTCATTAGAAGCATCTGGCAAGAAAGATATAGTTTGTGGACTAGAGTTATTATATATTGCATAAAACAATAATGGTTCTCCTTTTATTGGGTCTAAGTTTTCATCAATCATATATCCTACCTGTACGTTCTTAATAGTTCCACCTGTACCATCTGTTAATCTCTCATATTGCATATGTTCAAAAGGTACTTCTATCTTATATATACCTCCGTCAAGTGCTTCACTATTATCATAATTTAAAGACCCCCATTCACGGTTGTTTATTTGATTAAATACTGATGCCAATAATGATTTAGTACTTTTAAAACTAAATGATATTTCTTTATATGGTAAAGCTAAATCAACCTGACTTTGTTCCATATCAACGTAATCATCTATAACATAGCTCGTACCTGATGCATAGAAGTTATCTAAAGTTTCTACTTTGATAGTACCATCATCTTGTGTAAATGCAGTTAGATTGAACATACGGAATAGTCCTGTAATGAAATCTATAACCTTAATTTCAGGTACATTTTGAGTAGGTTGGAATTGTATAATTTGTACTATTGATATATTAGTTGCTGATATTGTTTGTTCATTAGGTTCTGCAGGTGTTGATATATCATCAAATCCTAAAGTAAATGTATTAAAGGTCACAGAACTATTACTTCTAACAAAAACAGTTAAATTACCATCTTCTAAAGAACCTATAAAAATCATATCTAAAGCAGTTTGGTTTCCAGTTATTCCAACAACAGAAGAAAATAAATTACCGTTTCTAAATATAAGTACATCATACGTTACAGAAGTATCACTCATCAGTGTGGTTAAACTAATATTAGTAATTTTTCTTTCCACTGTTAATGTTTGTCCTAGTATATCGCTAGATACGTAAACAGGACTTGGAGTAGCTGCAAAGCCAGTAACTTGTGAAGTAAAGGTTTGGTCGTCTTGTATTAGATTCCCTTTTTTTCTTTGCATCCATAAATATAGATTGTGATACCTATCATTTGTTGTATTGAAAAAATCTGTAGAAAAACTTAATCCATATTCGTTTTCTATTGCTTTTATAATTAAGTGTACTCTTATTCCATATTTTAAATCAGACCACAATACTCCGTGATGGTGAGTACCTCCTCCAGTATGATATGCTAAGTTAGGAGTATCTGCAACGTGTGTTGTAGAATCATAATACAATCTTTGTGAATGTGATATTAAAGGAGCTATAATAGAATCTGAGTAAGTAACACTATCAACTACTTTATCATAACCTGATTGCAATCTTAACAATACTTCAGTAGCATCATAATCTATAGTAAAGTTATTTAGCCACGTTAAAGCATCTAAGTTATCTTCTCCTAATAAATCTTTTAAATCTACTGTGTTTCCAAAGAAAGTAATTCTATAAGCATATGGCTTATTATTCTTCATATCTACTCCTTCTAGTTTTATCTTACCTTTTTCAAATGGTAGATAGTTGAGTTCTATAGTGGAGTTCTTCTTTATTCTTGCATCGAATCCATTGACTATATCATAATTGTAATAATGCTTAAATATCTTATTATTGTCTTTAGATGCAGGTAGTGAAAAGGTCTTAGTAAAGTTTGTAAATATCTTACCTATGTCTCTTACATTTTGAATTGTCTGGGTTAACGAAACAGATTCATCTTTGAACATATCCATTCTATTGCCTTCAATATATAGCTGAATATTCTGCATTATCTAATATCATTTATTTTATTAAACGCATATTGGAAATCTACTGTGTAATTAATCAATCTATCATTTACTGATTTTTTAAATCTTAAATTAGATGTGTTTAAGCTAACTGGTAGTACTTCTGTACCATTATCTACCCACACTTGTTCACTTAGCATCATTTGTTTTATAACCTCGTTAAAACTCTCATCTATAAAACCAGTGTTAATATTTATAGATTCTTTACCTGTGACGTGAAACTGTCTTATTTGATGTTTCTCAGTATTATATGTTGGGTCGTTTGTGAAGTCCATTAAGTTTCTTTTGTAATTATCAGATTTAGTATTTATACTATCTACTGACTTTTTATAGAAAGGCATAATCTGTAATGCTCCAAATTTGTTATAAAAGATTACTTGTAGCTCTTGGAATTTAGGTTCACATACTGCTTCTAGTGTAATGGTTGTTACTTGTGATGTTCCTACCGAGCTTGTTATTGTTATTGTATCTCCACTTACTAGAGATGTTGTAGGGCTTATTCTTATATATATAATCTTTTGTGTAGAATCAGTTGAATCATTTACTTGTATATCATTTATTGTACTTCCCCAACCAACGTCATATAAGTTCCAGAAATCTTCTACTTGTTCCCAAAACACATCGGCTCCTCCACCTGGGTCAAGCTCAATCAAAGGAGCTGCTTCTGCAAATACAGGAAATACTATATCAGTACCTTGTTTGAAATATATCTTAGTATTTGATTGTAAATATTGAGGAGTATAATTTGGAGTACCTACTATTCTGTAATCCACTCCTGTAGTCATTATATCATTTTTAATTGAAAGCTGCGTATCACTATCTATAGCTGTTATTGTTGTTTGTGTTGTATCTGTATCATTAAAAACTGTATCTCCTATTTGTACGCTTGTTAAGAATGTCTGTCCACTATCTATTAGTTTATAAGCTGTGGTCGTACCTGTAGTTGTTGAATCTATTAAGGTGTTTACTGGGTCTGTTAAAGTTCTAGGATTTACACCATCTTCAAAATAGCCATAACCATCAAAAGATAGATAATCCAAATTCTGTGTTTCACTTCCTGATGTTTTAGTTAATGTTATATCTGCTTCTACCCACACTCCGTCTGTAGCAAAACTAGCATACTCTGTGTTTAGATAATCTCTAATAAGTTCTGTTATTTCATATATTACATAATTATTAGTTCCTATGATATCTTTACTTATAGTGTACTGTGGTGAACCAGGTTTGTCTGTTGTAAAAGTTCCAGAATATATATATAAGCTCATTGAAGCTGAGGTAAGTGTTCCAGTTGCAGGAGCTACTTTTATATAATATGGACTTCTTGCATTTATTATTGTACTCATTCTATTGCGTTTTCTATATCGTTTATAAATCCTTTAACTAAATCTGTTGGTAAATCTTTATATGCTTTTTCAAATGGTTTTGTAAAAAATAAACTTGCTCTTATACCTTTATCTTTTATACTTCTTGCTATTAAAAATCCTATTGTATTATAATTACCTTTTGCAAATCTACCTTTTTCATCTCTTAATCTTATATTTCTTTTTTTAGCCCAATCTGCTAATGATTTAATTGGTGGTATTTTAGAATTAGTTTTATAACTAAAAGGACTATTAGCTGTTGCACTATCTGCATAATGAGCATTAGCTCCTCTAACTCCCTTATCTTGATAGACACCATACTCTTCCATTAAAAAATTTATACCTATTCCATTCGTTACAGGTTTAAATTTAAAATCTAAGCTATCATAAAGCTTTTTAGAACTATTTTTTTTGCCCTTAGTTAAATTAGTACGAGATTGTTGTATCACATACTTTGCAAATTTGTTTAATATGTCCTTTGTTTGTTTAAAGTCCATTAGCAAATAGTCATATCGTTTTGTATTATTACATTAAATGTAGCAGTCCATCCAGCTAATTTATTCTCAAATCTATCAACAAAAGGTTCACAAGAAACATCTCCTTCTAACTGATATAGTTCACTATATAAAGTACCTCTTTTTAATAAACTAGTTAACCTAGCAGCTACAGCAAGTTGTGTATTTAAAACGTCTTGCTCATTATCATTTCCCATAAACTTAGTTACCTCTTCTTTTTTACTCTCATCGACAATGTCCATAAATAAAACACTTATATTAAAATTTATTGTTTTATCATTTATAGAACTATTATTAACTATTATATGAGATAAAGGAAAAATATTTTGTTTATTTAAATCTACATCATCTATATTTCCAAATGTTACTGTATTAACAAATGGCTCTGACTGTAGTGTTTCTTTTATTTTTGTTGTTATATTATAAAATCCTTTCATTATTTAAATTTTGATTTTATTCTTTTTGATTCTAATTCTAATTTATCTTTTTCGAATGCTAAATACATTAGACACTCGTGTAAGGAGCAACTGGTGACTTCGTCAAATCTTGTAATGTCTCCTCGACTAATTCCATATATAGATTGATACCAACCCCACTTGTTTGAAAAGTTTGACTCACTAGTGTATTGTCCTTCTGACTCACTAAATATTTCAGGGTATTTATCGATAAGTCCTTGCTTAAACTGTAAAAAAAAATAATGGTTGACATAACTATAGACAATGGCATTTGTCTCATATCTATATTTACACCTTTATATTTTTCTATAATATACTTATCTTTGTCTTTGTGTGTAATTGGTCTGTATAATATAGACATTGCTTTATCCATGGTTTCCCATTTACTAAAATAATTATCTAAGTCTATATACTCTCCAAAAGTCATTTCATCTAACTTAGGAATAAAACCATACTTTATACCATTTAAATTAAATGTATTTGTAAATTTAGATTTTTGCTTAAATAAGTTATCTATATGTTTTAAGATCTTATTTAGACTAGTATATTTTACTTTTATTATATCCTTTAGATCTATATTACAAAATATCTCAATCATCTTTTGGTTAATAAAGTTATTTGTTTCTTTACCGTTAGATATTTTATGAAATTTTTGATATTGTTCTAAAGTTATTTCATCTAAAGAACTTGGTGCATAAATGTCTAGTTTCATATCTATACAATAAAGTTTTATCAATATTGTATAAAAGAGATTACATTAATTTATTTCCGAATCTTCTTGCGTAGTAATGAGCATAAACTTTCTGTATGGCTTCTGTTAGTTCTTGCTCTTGTTTGTATTGTTGTTTACCTATTAATAATTTTCCATCACAGTTTATTTCTACTTTAACATAGTTTTTTCTTCTACCTGTAGATGATTTATATGTATCAATTTCTGGTATTGGATAGGCTTTTATATTGTTTTCCCAACACCATTTCATTTCAGTAAATGATTTATCATTAACCCAATCGTCGTTATTCCTGTATCTCATTTACCATAGTTTCATTGCTCAATAACTCTAAAGTAGCATATATAAATTCTTCTCTTTCTTTATGACTATTAAATTGCTTAGTTACTCTAATCCAAAAAACATTTTTTTCTTTAGGATTAAATAGATCTTTTATTAGTTTTCCAAACTCTCTCATATTTTTATTGTTAAAATTATAGTTAAAGCTAATGCTATAACATAAAAGCTAATTAGCCATTTCCAGTTGTTTGGGTCTTGTTGTAAGAATTTCTTTATCATTATATAAAATCTTTAAATTGTTGAACTTCTAAATTAAAGATTGTTTCCTTTAAACCTTCTATTTGATTTTTAAGAACAGGTCTTAAATAAATAGTGTTGTTTGTGTTACATTCTTTGTAATGCTTTTTAAGAGCTTTAATATCTTTTTTTAATATATCTATATCTTTCATTTTGTTTTGTTTTTAATTATTTTACTATTGTATTTTAATACCATCTGGTGTAGCAATAAAACCATCTCCTACTTGTTGGATAAGATTTCTAGCTATGTTTATGTCATCAATATAAACAACACCTTGTACTCCATTTGAGTAGATACCAACTACTTTTAAATATATTTTTTTCATTTTGTTTTGTTTTAGTATTAATATACAGCTAATATAATAAACATTTTATTAACAAAAAAATATTTTTATACTTTTTTACCAAATATGGTATTCTCCTTTATTAGGATCTTGTAATTGAGATGTTATAGAATAACGTAAAGCATCTATAGCATGGTTATAAGCGTCTATAGGTTTATTTAATACATTTCCTTGTTTGTCAGTCATCCATATGTAGTTTCTTAATTCGTTTATTAAGTTCTTACTTCTAGATGTAATAAAGATCTTGTTTTGATTTATAAGATTTAAACCATAGTTAATACTATCTCTTCCTTTTTTAACAGGATATACTATATGTCCGTAGTGATTTAATTCAGCTATAGATTTAGGTTCTGCACTGTCTGCATAAATAACATCACTAACATTATATGTTTTTAATAAATTACTTATATCTCTATTTAATAAACCTTTCTTATAAATAATCTCGTCAAATATATAACTATCATTATATTTATACATAGCTACAACAGATGTAGGGTCGTTACTATATCCAAAATCCATACCGTAACAAAGTATTCTTGCTTCATCTGGTAATTGTATTTCTTTCCAATCAGGTATGCATACTCCTTCTAAACTTCCTAATTGTCCTAATCCATATACTTTCCACCAGTTTTTCCAATAATTACTTTTGCTTGCTTTAACTCTTGCTGATTCTATTTCTTTAACAATTGTTTCAGGCAATGCCTCATTGTCTTTATAAGTTAACGTGATAAAATCTACATCTTGTCCATTTAAAACTTCTCTATCAACCCAGAATGAGCTAGTGGGATTATAATCTAACCATATATTATCACTAGTTCTAACCATCAACTGTTGGTACGCATCAAAAGGTATATTATTACATTCATTTATATACAAGTCTGTTCTCCTTGCTCCTCTTAATTTATCTGGCATGTCTGTACTAAAAAACTCAATATAACTACCGTTGGTGAAATTATATTTTAAAGTAGACTTGTTAAACTGAACATCAGTATATCTGTTCAATAACATCATGATTTTTAAAAAATCTTTTAATGCTCCTCTTCTTAAGTGTGGTATACTCTCAGAAACTATACTAATCTCTAAATTAGGATTCTTAATTGCTTTGTCTATTAATATAGGAATTATACCAAAAGTTTTACCTGCAGAAGTACCTCCGCAAACTACTTTTATTCTCTTATCTAACTTATATAGTTTTTTAATTGCAGTTGTTACTACAAAATCCATTAAATCTCAAATATTGGTTGCTCTGAATTTAAAGTAATGTCTTTAGTTTCTCTTGGCTTACCTGCATAATAATGATAAAACAATTGTACATATTTAAAATCACCGGTATCAATACCAGCTTCTAAAGCTTTATACGCTTTTTCTTCTAATGGTTTTAACTTCTCAATAAGTTCTATCTCCTCACTTTTAGATTTTCTTCCTGCACCTTCTCTTTTGCCTCCTCTTGTATTCATAGTTTGAAAAAAATTGATTATTCAATAGTACAATAAAAAAATATAACTTTTGTTAATACATAGCAAGTATCTTTTCTAATCTATCAATCATCATATCTTCTTTATCTTCAGGTATTTTATTTAATAAATCTATTAATCTATCGTTTGTTATTTTTCTATTTTGTTCTTTTAATTCAAAACTTTTTATATGTTCTTTTAGTTCAAATATTTCAAAGTTAAGTTTGACACACTTTTGTTTTAGCTTTATGTGATCATCTTCTTCGGTTATATCTTTTATGTCTTTTACTTTTGTCTTTGCTTTGTCATATGCAAACTTTAACATCTTATCATGTTTCATCCACATAGGGAATTGTCTTAAAGAGTACAATACTGTAGAGTGGTCTTTATTTACTGATTCTCCTATATTGTTTAAACTAAGATTTGTTGAGTTTTTAAGAAGTGTATAATACAATCCTCTTGCTTCCGCATACTTTCTTTTTCTAGTAGGATTTTCTACATTTACTCCTAATTCATTATTCACTATTTTTTTACATCTCGTTATCAAGTCTTCCATTTTTATTTCTTATTAGTTTGCTTATTTTAATTAATTCTTTTATTTCTATTTCTTGTATCGCTTTAAATATACCAGAACATTGTTCGTACATTTCAGTTTCTTCGTAAAGCTTTAATATTTTTTTTAATTTAGATAAAGGAGTTCCACTTTTATAATCATGCATTGACATGAGGTAATATTGTTTTTTAATATCATCTTCATTCACAAAGTTCCTTTTATTATATATTCATTTAGTTCGAGTTTTTTTTTTACAAAATATTGTTCAAATACTTTTAAACCATACTCTACTTTATCTTTACCTGATAAATAAAACTCTTCGCTAACATTATAATGACCTAAATCTCCAGTTGATTTATCTATAACAAAAAAGAAAAAGTTCTCATAATTAACTTTAAATAGTTCACAATAAATATACACTTGAACATCATAACCATATTTTTTAGCAGACCAAGGAAAAGCTTTTAAATCTGAAGTTGTTTTTAGATCTGCAACATAATCACCTCCTAATATATCTGCTTTAGCTCTAAACGGATAACCTTGTAATATATCAAAACCAGGTTGTTCGAACATAGCATCTCTAGTTAATTCTTGCCATATATCATTTTGAAGTAATGCATCTACAGTATACATAGCTTTATCATATTCTCTTCTTGTATATACAAATTGATCACTCCCTACTTCTTTTACTTTATCTTTATATGCTTTAGTTACTGCTGATTTTACTTCTACAACATGGCATAACGAATCTAACTTTTCAGGCTCTAATGCTGCTAAATGAATTAATCTACCAGTTTTAAATGCTTTACTATCTGATTTAAAGTTTAGAGATCTAGCATAACTCTTAGGGGAATCTATCAATGACTTTATAGCAGAAGAACTCAATGCATATTTACCAAGCTCTCCGTAGTAAAAAGAATCATCATACATTTTCTCTAGTAACTTATCTTTATCGTATACATCACCATTTAATAGTTGTATCTTTTCTTTCCTTTTACTTTTGTTATGTATACTTTTTAATTCATTAACAGTAATGTAACAAGTATCATCACCATGAAAAGAACCATTTAAACTAATATGTAAAGCATGAAGTTCATTTTTTGTTTTAAACTGAAACACTTCATCTTTTACGTTTACCTCTACACCATCTTTTGCCCAATCCATAAAAGCTATCTTAGGTGTCATAAATGTTATATGTTTCCATGTTGATTTTTTAGTTACTACTCTCATACTAATTATTTTTTACAAACGTTCCATTTATCATTTTACCAGTTCTATTTTTAATTACATCATAAGCTGAGTTTATACAATCTTCTATTTTAACGTTTCTTAGTTCTGCTAAGTTAGTTAACACTACAACCATATCACCTATAGCATCTATTATCTCATCTTGATCATTATTAAGTAAAGCTTTTGCTAATTCACCAGATTCTTCTTGTAATTTAACATACTGTGTTCTTGAATCACCTTCATTTAAAATACCTTTTTGTTCTGCCCAATCTCTAATTGGTTTAAATTCATTGTTTAGTTTCATTGTTTTTATTTAAAAAATTATTATATATATGTAAATTATTTACAAAATGATAGTAGCTACCAATATTAACTTTTAATTCTTTACAAATTAATTCTTGTAATTTACTAAAACAATATTGATCATTACAAAATCCGTACCATAAATCATTAGATCTCATTAATACCGACATGTTTAATTTATTGTTTATTATAGTGAAATTTATAGCATATGTACAAGGAGTATCTTTACTGTAAGTTTGTATTTCTTTACCATCATAAATAGATATGGCTGCTTGCCTAGTATTTTTATTTCTTTTTAATATATCTATTGTTTTATTTAACTGATCATTCCTTTTCCATTGCCAACCATAATTAGATCTAACATTACCTTTTTCATCCATCATATTCTTCCAGGTAGGAGCATATCTAGATATTTCTTCTGCATTAGGATTTCCTGATAAATACCAGTCCCACTCTCTTTTAGCATATTTATTTGAAAAATTTCTCCACTTAGTTTTTATATTATTTTCCAATGGATTTAATATATTAAAACCTATGTTAAATAATGCTTTAGTATTATCAAAATTAATACCTGTTCTAGATATTAAATCATAATAAAATTCAAATGCTTCCTGTGCTCTGTTAAATACCATACTGTTTAAAGTCCTTTAAGTCATTCCAATCTCTATACGAATTTACTAATTTTTTTTCAATATTAGGTTTTCTAGCATTACCCGCTACAGAAAAAAACCAATCATCTTTATTTCCATATTTATTTAAATAGTCCCAGCCCTTAGAATCGTATGAATCTTCACAGTTGAAATCACTAGGAACTAAATCAGATTTACTATTAAAAGGTTTATGATAAGAATAAAATTCTGCAACACCTAATTCACCTTGTTGTATGTTTCTAGCAACAGCAACTGCTTTAAAATTAGTATCAGGTAAAGCAATCTGCATTGTTCTAGTCAAAACTCCAGTAGATATTACAGACCACATTGTTTTAGGTTTCTCCTTGTCCTTAAAAAAATCATAAAAACATTTAACTCCTCCTGCAATAACAAAAGGATGGTTTAAACCTAAAGGCACAAAATAAGCGTTTGTTTTTTCAGCATATAATCTAGCTAATCTATTTGCATTAGGCATAGCTGCTATTCTCGCAAATAAAGGTTTAGCTCCTAGTTCTATACATAAAGCTTGATGATCACTTATTTCTTTTGAAGAAGGCATAACTAAAGTTAAATCTATAGAATACTTATTACATAACCAAGATAAACTTATTCCAGCAAAACCTCTCCTTGGCTGAACATATACTATTTCTTTCACTCCTAAACCAACTAACTGTTTCATAAAAAATTCTCCAGATCTAGCTTTATAACCCACCTCACAACCAAGAGATTCATCTATAACATTAAATCCATTTACTTTTTTTACAATAAAATCATCAAAAGAAGATTTAAAATGCTTTGTTAATTCTAAATAATAATCTAAACTTATGTTTTTTAAATCATTATTTTCTTTATCTTTCTGTTTATTTAAGAACATTATTATAATATTTTATTCCATTGTTTTTTTCTATATGATGTTTGCTTTGAAAATTTTCTATATACCTAATAAAGTCACAAGCAACATCTTCCATGTCATAAGGTTTAGAATAACCACCTGTTATATCACACAAATAACGTAATGCATCATTTGTTTTTTTGTTAGGTAATATCATCTTTAAACATTTTTTAGCATTAGAGCCAACATAAACATCACTGTCTCTATTCACTAAATTAGGATAATATTCTGCCATGTCCATAGAAAAAGCAGTTAATACGAAGTTTTGTCTTTTATAACCTTTGTTAATTAACCAATCGTTGCCATAGTCAACAACATCCTTAATACCTTTTATATTAGGTTGTTTAATATAATTTATTAAATTAATCATTAAATCTTTACTTTCATTCTGTATAAAATTATATAACCCACCTTTTATCATTGGTAACAAATAACCTTTTACGTCACAAAATTTTTTTTCAGGCATGATATTAATCCAATTATTACAGTCAACTAAACCTTTATTTAATTCATTTACAACCCAAAAATTACCAAAGCCATGAGTACCAAAAGGAGAACCACAATTATCTTTAGGTATATAATTAATGCCTGAACCACACAATCTAAATAAATAACACATTTTAATGAAATCAACATCTTTAATATTGTCTCTACTACTTCTAAAATAAACACTATTATTTTTTGGATCTTCTTTTGCTTTTATTGCTTCTAACAAACTACTAAATGCTGCAAACCTTCTATTAACTACATCATATATAGGTATGTTCCAAACTAAATCATCATCAACATCTTGTTCTTTCCAATTAAACCCTTGAAATTTAAGCTGTTGCATTTTATGTGCTTTATTATAATAATCTTTAAATTGATCTAACATAATTGTTTTATGTATTTATAAGATTTTGGCTTTAAATGAACAGATTGTCGTGATTCCATTTCATCAAAAGAAAGGCCATCTTCATAATTAAAATCCCATTCTATTAAATTATAATTATAATGATTCGCTCCTCTTTTTAGTAAAGCATTAAATTCATTAACATAATAAGTTCTTTCTTCTTTAGTGCCAAAAAAAGGTTTATCTTTATATAAACCAGTTCCAGGTATTTTTCTTGATTCATCTTCTATAGGCAACAAAGAAACTAAAGTTATTTTATTTAAATTTAATTTCTGTAACTGTACAAATAATTCTCTAATTAAATCTACTACAGCTTTCCTACCTCCAAACCTATGTATATGAAATCTAACATCTATATTTCCTGCATAAAAAACCAATTCACTAGTGTCTTTTTTAATAAAATTATGTAATCCTATTTTTAAAAAACCATTTAAAGTTTTACCGTCTATTCTATGTATAGAATAACCAGGTCTATAAACAGAAACACTATGACTATCTCCTAATATTAATTTGTTATTATGTTTTTTTGTGTATAGTATTTCAGGTAATTTATTACAACTTAAACCTTTTAATTCTTTTCTTTTTTTACAAACAACATTGTAGTCTATCATTTCATTAATACAATATACTTTCCCTTTGAAATCATTTAACTTATTTAATCTTATATAAAAAGAATCTTGAACTCCTCCAAAAAAATTAAATTTTCCCTCTTTATAATTAATTCCTTCAGACAATATTAGTTCTTCGTATTTATTCCAATCATCTTTTTCAGTTAGTATATCAGCATCTAAAATACTTTTTAAAACTAATGTCCAACCTCCGTTATGACTATTTAAACTTCTAACAGGATTACTAACAACACCTACTATTCCTTTTTTATTTTTCATTTTCGTAGTTATTTAACGCACCTATATAAGCAACAGCATCTAATAAATTATCTTCTTTGTGATTGTATGATTCTCTAGATAATTTTAAAGCTATCATACACATGTACATGTCTTTAGTAGTTATTTTTTTACCTGTACAACCACTAGCTATCATAGCGGCACGTTTCATTCCTTCAGAAAAAGGACCATAATTTCTTTCTTTTTCTTCTAATCTTTCGTTAACTATTTTATCTGCTTTCTTCAGTATATTCATTATAAAGTAATTGTTCTATTTCTTGTAATTGTTTGTCTCCCATTAAATCATATATACTTTCTTCATTTAAAAATATATCTTCTATTGAAATATCAGGATCAGATGGCGGATCATAATAAGTTTTCGAAAAACCTGGAATATAACTATGCTTTATGTATAAAGCTTTATCTAAGTAAAATATAACCATTTTGTTATTTATTTTCTGATTTATTATAATTGTTTTTATTTATTATATTATTTTCTAAATCTAATATAACATACCCTTGGTTGACAAGAAGCTTAATAGCTTTTCTTTGTTCTCTTACTCTTTCGTGAATTCTGAATGTTTCAAATATTTCATTGCTAATTGGTTCTGACATAATTTTGTTTTTTTATTTATTATATAGGCTAATATAATAAACATTTTATTAACAAAAAAATTATTTAGAAATATTTTATATTTTATCTTCTGCTTTCCTCGCTCTTTTAACTGCTCTAATTTTATCAGATATTAATGAAGACTCTCTAAACTCACTCATCATGAGTTGTTTTTCTAAATGATTTGTATACATATACATCTCATTTATATTCTTAATTAAATTAGATATTTTTTTTCTTTTTGCTCCTTTTGTTTTTTCAAACTGTTGTTTTAAAGTTTGTCCTATTTCATTAAAATGTAATTCGTAGATTTGTTTCCTAAGTAAATCCATTATAAATAAGTTTTAAATAATTTTTCAAGATCAATTATAACTTCTTTTACACAAGAGTTACATGATGTTAGTTTTCTTTTAGTGTTAAATACTCTATTATATATATCTAAAAGTTTTTGTTGTTTTTCAGGTGTAATAGTCAATCTTCTATCAGAAAACCAATTTTCAAGAAAATTATATTCTAATTCATTCAAACATTTAGGTTTGTGATATGGTAGTACTTTATTTAATTTATCTTTTCTTTCATCACATCCACAATCTTCTCCAGCTATAAACTTAGCAACTTTTTTAATACCAGTCATAACTGTTATTTTTTCTATAGTATCACCAAATCCTTCTGATTTATTTTCGTTTTCTAAATCAAATTTTTTTTTCCAGTCTTTATACGCTTTTGTTCTTTTGTCTTTAGGTTGTTTCATAATTATTTTTTTTTGTATTCTTGCCAATCTTTATCGTATTTATTTTTTATTTTATTTTTGCAATTTTTTAATGTATTAAATATACTTACCCAACTTATTTGTGTTTCTTTAGCTATTTTTCTTATACTCATATCAGTATCTCTATACAGCTTAAAAAGTTTTTTATCATACCAATGCCAATCTTCTATTTCATTATCTATTAATTGACATATTTTATCGTAAGCTAATTGCTCTTCAATTGTATCTTCATACTTTATATTGTAATCATCTATGCTTACTTTTTTAACTTTATGCTTAGCATTATAATATTGATAGTAGGTTGTCTTTAATGTAAAAAAAACATAACCTCTATTTGCTTTTCCGTTGGTTATTATTTTATTAGGATCAGCATACTTATGTAATATTAAATACATTTCTTGTACAATGTCTTCTGCATAATCGTATTCGCCAAATGAATTTATTATCTTAATCCATTCTTTGTGATCTTTAGCAATAATCTCTAACCAATGTGACACATGTAAATATAACTAAAATTTTAATATATCTTTTACGTCGTTATTATTACAATGCAATATATTAACTCCAGCAAATTCAAAACCGATATTATTTTTTGTCATTCGTAATTTAACTGGTTGCTCTATAGGAGTAGGTCTTCCACCTGTTTCTACTTCTTTTATTTTTCTAACATGTATTTCACTAACCATCCAATCTGTAGGATGTTGTATATATCTATGAATAGTAAAAACATCATCAGCTCTATTACCCCATTTACCTCCACCTTCTACATCAGCTAAACTTGGTGGAATTGGTAACCCTGCATAATCATGCTCTTTTATGTGTATTTTACGCAATGCTTCGGTTACAGCGTGTGCATTTAACCATATTGAAACGTTTTGATGTTTACAAAATAACCTAAATTCACTTGCTACTTGATAATCATATTCATGAGTATTTATACCTCTCAATATGTTTCTGTCTTTTACTAAACTATTATAAGGGTCTATTAAAAAACCATCATAATTAAAATATTGCTTTATCCTTTTGGCCTCGTCTAAAAGTTCCTTGTAATTATATAAATCATCTACTTCTATAATTTTAAAGAAATCATTAAACCAATCTAATGTTTTTTGTATATCTTTATCAGCAACATTATTTACTATTTTACCTGTTTTAAATTCTAATATTTTTCTAGCTATTGATTGTGAAGTATTTTCAGCGGAAAATATTAACCATCTAACGTTATGCTTTATTGTATATAATAACATTAAATATAAAATAACTGTAGTTTTTCCCACGTTAGCGTGGCCAAGAATTAAATTAAAGTTATTTTGTTTAAATCTTATATGCTCATCTATCTCAGGAACATCAACCTTTAAACCTTGTTTAATTCTACCGTATTTTACATCTAAGATCTTTTTTTCTAAATGATCTAAATTAGCTAACATTAAAATATATCTATTTCTTCTCTACTTTTGTTTTGTTCTGAATTATTTATATTTTCAACTCTTTCAGCATTTACAACAGTACCGTCATTCCAAACTGTTTTACCGTTACCTAAGTAAATTTTAGGTGTTTTATTTTCTCTTTCTTCTTTTGTTTGATTATGTGTAACAGTAACATTTTGACCATATTTATTAGTCTCATTATTTTGTGTTACAGTTATGTTAAGATATTTGTCATTTACTATCTTTGATTTATCGATTTTTGTAAGATCTATACTTATTGTTTGTATTGAAGCCATAATTTTTATTTTAATATATTACTTAAAGGATTATTATTATTTGAATTATATTGTTTTTTTGGTTGATATTTATAACCTACAGTCGAATTAGCATCATCATCTTCAGCTTGTAATCCAAGTAATGATGTTAATGTATATCTTCTATAATAAGTTATTGCTGAACCTATTTTCTGTGGGTCTTGAATATCAGGTAATTTCATACTTGATTCAACACTACCACCATCTAAATCAACTATAACACTTCTTACTTGATTATCTGTTATAGGTTGAATTAATACTAATTTGTGTTTTTCTAATAAAGGTTGTAATTGTCCTATAAGAGAATTAATATCAAAATATTTGCTTTTGTAAAAAGGATTTCTTACATCTTTGCTAACCGTACCAATCTCGGATTGAAGCTTATAAAGCTTATGGTAAATATTTGTTTCCATTGTTAAGTATTTAATAAATTATCTTGTTGTGACTTCTCAAGTTTAATTGTTAATTCTTCAACTTGATTTTGTAAATCTTCTACTTTTTTTCTAAGAGCTAGTATTGCTGCTAATTGATATTCCATAAAACTGTTTTTTTTGTTCTATACAAATATATAAAAAAAAATGATATAATAAAAAAGGGATAAAAATTAATTTACCCCTTAATTAAACAAAACAGTTAGGAAACAAACTACCTAGCGGTAATTATCCTACAAATATAATTCTTTTTTCAATAAATCAACATAATGTTCATATCTATTTATCATTTCGTTTAAATCATCATTTGAGAATTTAACTACACTTCTTGACATTGTTAATAATTTATCTGGTAAATATTCACCATATTCTTTTTTTAACTGAAGTCCATATTTATATTGTTCTCCATACCTCATTACATTACATGAATAACACTGTACTTGGCAATTTAATTCTTCCCAACGTGTTGAATAATGTTTTCTTGACATAAAATGACCACATTGCATTTTTTTATAATGATCTTTTTTACCACATGTATAGCAGCTAACTTCACCTAACTCATTAGCTTTTCTTAATCTAATAAATATTGAAAAAATTGTATCTAACTTTTTCACAAGTCCTTTACGTGATATTTTTCTCATATTAGCTAATATATAAATTTAAATTATAATAAAAGAAAAGAAAAAAGAAAAAGGGTAAAAAGAAAAAAGAAAAGAAAAAGCCAGCAAAAAGAAAAGAAAAATTAATTACCCGATCCAAGCAACGTCCAACTTTATTAGGTTTTGCAAGTGTGCAGTAAATATATAAAAAAATTATTTACCTTGACCTTTATATTTTTTAAAATAGTTTTTAGAGCCTTTTAAGGTACTCATTTTACTTTTAGCATGTATTCCTTTACGTTTCTTTGATTTGCTTCTATACGAGCTTATATTAATTGTTTTAGCCATTACTTTTTTATTTTCTCATAACTACGACCACCGAAATAAGCTCCTATGACTGTTATAAGCACTAACTGTAACAAATCAATCCAACTTTCTTTAACTTCAAACGAAATAACACCTGCATCTATAAACACCATAAGTACAGTAGATACAACTAAAAAGATTAATACTAAAGGTCTTACATTCTTGCTTAAAAAACTATCACTAGACATATCAGTTTTCCAACGCTCTGTTACGTTTTGTTGCATATCAGCTTCTGCATCTATTAACACCTTAGTCATCTCATTTTCAAACTTTGCTCTATCTTCTTTTGAGAAAGTATGTTTAGCTATGATGTTAGATATCTTCTCTGCTACTCCTCCTGCTGCTCCTCCAAATAGTTTTGCTAGTATATTTTTCATAAATGTATTTTAAAATAATTACTGATAAAATTACTGTGTAAATGTTTATATGACTTTCGCCACAAATTCCTAATAAATGTTTTATAGTTTCCATAGTTTTAATTTAAAGGTAAAACAGTAAATGAGCCAATTACTAATATGATTACTATCATAAAGACAAACTCAATTAACTTGTTCATCTTTTATATATTTTATCTTCTATCTTATCTAATCGTTTATCTTTAGCTTCTATTTGTCCTTCAAGAAACTCTATTCTTTGCTTAATAACTTCTAATGACTGTGCAGGAGGTAGCTTTTTAGCAACCTCTATTTCTTGCTTATTAAGCTCTATTTGTTTAGTAAGGGTAGAGTAAGTCATAGTTAAGCTAATAATCCCTCCTACTACCATTATAATGGTTTTTAGGTCTAAGTTTAAATCAGGTTTGCCATCTCCGTCAATATCTACATTAACTTTTTTATTCTCTATTCCCATTACTTATATTTTTATATTCTTCCTTAGCATCAAAACAAGGACATACTTTCTTATTAGTAAAATCTTTATGTCCATATATTTTAGCTTCAGGATACTTCTGTTTTAAATCTTTTAATAATTGCTCTAATGATTCTTTTTGCTCAGGTGTTCTAGTATCTATCCATTTGTCCATAGTTCTATCCATACCTCCTATGTAACAAATACCTATAGAATTTCTATTGTGACCTTTACAATGAGCACCTATCTTTCTTTCTGGTCTAGCATCTTGTATCTCACCACTAAGAGTAATGACATAATGGTAACCACAATCTGACCACCCATTTCCTGTAACGTGCCATTCTGTTATGTCCTCTACATCAAACTCCTTGTGTTCTGGTGTAGCTGAACAATGAACTATAAGCTTGTCTATTTTTCTCATAGCTTTTTAGTTTTCATTACTGTATAAACGATAGTACAGACAAGAAGAATTATCTTTAACCAAGTTTCTACTTCGGTCATTGTAACTAGAAAAGCCATTGAGTTTAAAGTATAAATCTTCATATCTGCAAAATCCATAATATTATTTAGTTTCTTCTTTTATTTCTTCGTAAGAACCATCCTCTAAGTTGATGTTTATTTTACCATACTTGTCCTCTAGTTCTTTTTTCTCTTTATTACTTTCTTCTTGCAATTGTGCAAAGGCGTGTAATAAGCCGTGTTTCTGTACTTCTAAAGTACCTAAGTCGTGCTTTATAGCAGCAAACTTCTTTTCTGATTCTTTTAATGATTCTAATTCTTCTTTACTAATTTTTGACATTTTTATTTAATTTATAGTTATATACAAATATAATTATTTACAATTACATTTGTTTTTTAATATTTCTATTTCTGCTTTTAGTTCTTGTATTGCTTTTAATAAAACAGGTATTGTTTCAGTATATTTCATACCTAATAAACCATCATTATCTTTATCTACTATGGCTGGAAAATCATCCACCCAATCTTGAGCAATAAAACCTATTTTTTTGTCTTTTGTTTCATCATCAATTAAATTATATTCAATACACCTATAATCTTGTATTTTATCTAATATATCTTCTAAAGGTTTAATATTTTCTTTTAAACTTTCATCAGAATTAGAAACCCAAGAAGTTGCTCCTGCAGTTAATTTTACTCCTCCACTTGTTCCAGAAATTAATATTAAAGAACGATAATTTGAATTTTGTTGTATATGATAACCTGTACCATCAAGATAATGAAACCCACTATAACCATTGCCATTAATATGTATTTGTGCATCACTTGTTCCTCTATTAACTCCATCATTAATATAAAATTTGTAATTATTAGTGCCAGTAAAACCAATCGCTACATTTCCAGAACTGTCTATACGCATTTTTTCTGAAAAAGTATTGCTGTTAACACTACCAAAAAGTAAATGACCAGTCCCATCAATTCCATTATTTGAACCTTGTATTGCGCACCCCTGCCCTACTTGACCCCGTGCCACTATTAGTGGAAAATAATATTCCTGACCTTGAATCAGCTACAGTTGTTGTATTTTGTAATTCAAGCATAAAATTATCTACACTTGCATTTGCAGCATTTACAATATGTAATTTTTCTTGTGGCGAAATCGTTCCAATTCCTACGTTGCCGTCACCTAAAATAGTCATTACATTTGTACTTCCTGTTCTTGCTTGAAATATATAATCACTTGAATCTGTTGAATTTATTTTTGCTAAAATTCCATAACCAATTGAATTAGTGTTTTCAAATCTTCCTGCCCAATTATTTGATAAATTACCTGTAACTTCAAGTTTTGCAAAAGGATTAGTCGCTCCGATTCCTACGTTTGCTGCGTTTGTTACAGCAAAAGCACTTGAATCAGCACCAGTAGCCACTTTTATAGCATAATAGTTATTACCTGTTCCAGTTGTAGTTATGTGTAATCCATCTGAACTTGTATTTTGCCCTAATAACTTAAGCATAGGGTAATTAGCACTAACGCCTGTACTCTGTCCTTTTATACTTAAATTTGCTGTATTTGGATTAGTATCATTAATTCCTACGTTTCCAGAACTGTCTATTATTAATTTTTGTGTTAATGCACTACCCGTGTTTGTCCAAAAACTTAAATTGGAACTGCTCCCTGAAGTTAATTCACGAGCTACATTGATTCCTGCATCAGCACCTTGTGTACTTGCATATGCTTCCATTTTAAAGAAAGTGTTTGCTGCTGCTTGTGAAAGATGTAAAGGTGAATCAGGAGAACCACCAATTCCTACGTTTCCAGAACCTAATAAAGTCATTACATCTGTAACTACATTTTCAGTACCACTATGAACACTTAAATTCATATAACTACCTGCAGCACTTGATGTAACATAATTTTGTATTTCATTATATCTGCTTGTATTTGCATCATATCTACCAATACGAATAACACCTTCAGACGCTTGCCCTGCCATTACATCCATATTAATTCTTGCCCCAGATGTTATACGCATTCTTTCTGTATCGTTAGTTTTAAATATCATAGGTTGTGCAGTACCAGTTTCAATAATTAATTCATTACTTGCAGTTGTTACTATTGCACTTACCCTTGTTCCACTTGAGTTTTTAAAGTCAAGATTAGAACCACTTGAACCGCCTTGAATTGTAACATTTGTAAAATTAGCAAATGTACTTGGTGTTCCTCCTATTCCTACGTTTCCAGCAAAGGTTGCACTTCCGCCATTTGTAGTATCTAATGTTATATTGTCTGTAGCATTACTTTCGCTACCTATAATTAACGTATTGCTGTTTGTCGCTTTTGCAAACCAGTTTCCTGTGCTGTGCGATAATGTTAATTGATTATCAGTTGCATCTGAACTTATTATAGTTTGTGATGCTGTTTGTATTAGTAAATTATTTGTACCATTATCAATTACTGCGTTTGTACCATTATGATATATTTGTAAATCATCATCATCACCTAACAAAATCTTACTTGTATCTGTAAAAGTTATATCATCACCTGCACTTACAACAATATCAGTTCCGTCAGTAATATTGCCATTAG